TCGCGAACCCCTTGCGATTGCGGCGTAAAACAACTTTTTCCGCCGTCAATTGTTTGAAATATTCTTCGTCGTATTGCGGGAAATGACAAAACCCGTTTGGTGTTCTTTCACTACCAACGGCTTGCGCCAATTTAAGCCACGAATAAAATTCGCCTTTTAAAATATTTACGCCAATCGTCCAGACCCGAACCCCCCGACGAACCGTGGGCTTGCCTTTTAACTTAACGTCAACAATCTTGGGGTGCCCCACCGGGACGGAAAGGGCGTCGCTACCTTTCACCGCCACAACTTGATTGCCGGAAAAACTTCGCACAAAATTATAAACGTGTTGAGTGTTAAACCCTGAATCGACCGCCGTCGTTTGAATCATAAAATCGTCGCCGGCTTCACCCGCGAACGGCTTTGTTATATATTCGCGAAGGTCTTCCCAAACCTTTTCGTCCGCCGTGTCGCCCACGAAAACCATATAAGCAATTGACCATGACTCTTTACCGACGCCCCAGCCCACCACTTCGCATTCGATTCGATCTTTTTGAACGTCGACCCCAGCGGTTAAGAATCCAACCCCCGGCGGAACCGAACCAATTTCGTAATTTTCCCGGCGCAAATAAAGTTGTTTCCACTCGGGCGCTTCGCCCGGTTCTTTAAACGTTTCACCCAAGACCGTGTTCACAAAGGTTCGCATGAGTTCCGTTTTGTGTTCGGCTTCAAGTTGTCGTTTCGCTTCTAAAAAGTCGGCCGCGATTTCGGCCCAGCTATACCAACCCAATGGCGAATATAAAGAATTTATATGAAACCCCAGCGTCTCAACGCCGGGATTTTCTGAAACCCAAACGCCTTTCAAAAGCATTTCGGTTTTAAACTTTTCGTCAATGACCGCCGTGCATTCTTCACAAATATAGACCGCCGTCTCGGGTCGGTCTTTGTCCCATTTTAAATTTTTAAAAATCAATGTTTGCCTATGGCCGCAATGGGGACACGGAACAAAAAACCGCCGCTTGTCCGACGCTTCCCATTCTTCGTCGATCTTCGAAGCCCCATCAAGTGTCGGCGTAGAAATCAAGAAAGCCTTGCGCCGTGAAAAGGTTCGCGACCGCGCCATAACTAACGACACCGGGTCGCCTTCGCCGTCCACGTCCCGGGGATAGGCGTCCACTTCGTCGAGCATTAAAAACCGCGCCGGCATTGAACGAAGCCCCGCCGAAGAATTGGCCCCCGTCATTACAAGCGTTCCCCCTTCGAAGTCTTTTTGTTGCACGGTTCGCGCAATGTCTTTTTCCCGGTTTTCAGATAGCCGACTCCGAAGCCTCGGGCTTTCTTCAAGCAACGGTTCAATGCGAAGCCTTGAGTTTCTTTTTGCCATGTCAACGGTCGGTTGAATAATCATTGTCGGCGCTGGGCAATGGTCAACAATGAAACCAATCCAATTGTTGCCCGCTTCGGTGCCGCCAATTTGTGACGCCTTCATAAAAACAATTTTCTTCGCCGGGTGTGAAGGCGAAAGCACGTCCATAATTTCGCGTAAATAGGGCGTTCGGTTCGTACTCCATTTGCCCGGTTCGCTCGACGCTTTTCTTGATAGAATGCGGTGTTCGTCCGCCCACTCCGAAACTAAAAGTCTGGGTTCGGGCGTCCACATTTCCGCAAACCAATTTCCAATTTGTTGCGATTCTTTTTCAAGTTCCATTTATTTTTCTAGTTTCGAAAGGGCCGAAAGTGTTTCGTTTATTTCCGCCATTAAATAGTTTTCAATTTCAATCACGTTAGTCATGCCGGCTAGAACGGGCGCGACCCGGCCGGGCAAATTTAAAAGCGCCGACTTGGAATTCGAAACGTGTTTCGTAATTGCCGCCTTCACCCGCCCCGCGTCTAAAAGCTTGCCTTCCATTTCTGCGACTTCAAGTTCGATTTTACGGGCGCGGTTTATTTCGGTCGTGGTCTTAGCCTTTTGAAATTGTTCTAGGTTCGAATCCCCAATGAACGGGATTTCAGTCACCGGAACCATTTCGCCCGCAATAAGTCTTTCTTCAACCGTCGTGCCCGGCGGCGTGTTGGCCGTTAAACCTTGAAGCCCGGCCCGAACCGCGTTCGTGACTTTGCCGTGCTTCCCGGCGTTTTGCGCAAGGGTTTGTTCAACGTCTGAGTTCGCAATCATTTCTTGGTCGGCGACTTCCGACAAAATTCTAATTTCTGTCGGCCCCACCCTAACCAACGCCTTCGGCGTAATGACGCCGCGATCAATCTTTGCTTTTATTGTTTGCCATGCAACGCCGTGTTTGCGCGCATAAGCCGCGATTGTCATTTGTGGCAACGTGTCCCCCAAATGAATTTATTTCACACGAACAACCTTTTGACAACCCGTGCGCGGGGCGATTGCGTGTTGCATAATGGGAACAATGAGACGCTTTTCGCCAAATCGAACGTGGTCGATTCTTAAAAAGCCTTAAAAAGTGTTCAAAAATCAGTGTAAAAGCGCGGGCTGAGCCACCTACCCGCCTCAGATCGAATATAGGACCCAATGGGAACGATTGTGTTAGAGATGAGCTGCACTCTAATACGTTCGATCTGACGATTTATATTAGAGATGAGCAGCATTATATTAGAGATGAGCGCCGTCCCATTATGTGACGCGCTGTGATCTCCACCACGTTTGACATAGGCTCGAATGTATCACTATTTGACGCTAACGCGGCGCTCGGCCAATGAGACAATCAACCTGAGTCGCTGCCCGATAAGTAAACAACAAATAAACAAAATCTTAAATTGTCTTAAATTGTCTTAAATTGTCTTAAATTGTCTTAAATTGTGCCTATGGTGTGCCTATGGTGTGCCTATGGTGTGCCTATGGTGTGCCTATGGTGTGCCTATGGTTTCTTGACCCCACCTATGGCCGCCGACTTGAACACCCCACGAATGCGCTTGTCCACTTCGTCCAAGAATATGTCACGAAACCGTTTCGCCCCAAAGCGGGCCAACACGTTCCCCACTTCTTTTTCGCGCACTATATGGCCGATTGACGGCGCGCCTTGTTTCTTGAAACCGCGCTTTTTCTTGCCTTTGAACACTTGCTTCGTGCGCGCGCGCTGTATAAACGCCCCTTTGACAATGAATCGCTTGCCGGGCGTCACTTCGGCCCGTAGCTTTCGGCGATTCTTGATTTTCTTGCCTTTCAATTGAATGACGTCTTTATTCCCTCGAACAAAGGTCAAAAGCGGGACGGGAATTCCCGAAAAAATCAATTTCCCTTCAAGTGAATGCAATTTGCTGCCGCGCGCTTTCAGCATTTTGGTGCGTTCTTTAATTTCACCCGTTTTCATTTTTAATTTCTTTTTGATTTCAGCGATCGACTCTTTTCGTGTCGAAATAAGGCTTCTATTTATGGCCCGCCGCGCCGCTTGAACTATGTGGACGGTTTTCAATTCTTCGAACGCCGCCCCAATGGCGGTGAAATTGCTGCGAATGTCTATTTCTAATGACATGAAGTCCCATCGGTTCAATGGCCCTAAAACTAAACGCCCCCGCGTCCGGGGACGGGCGCACGTCCTTGAACGCCCTTATTTGCTATTGTGGGGCTTTTTGGTGGGTTTTTCAATGCCCGCCCTAGTCAATATGTCATTTGGAACGTTTTTGAAGTAATTAAACAACCACGGGGCGTTTAAAAAGCTAAAAATCGTCGACCGTGACGTTTGCGGGTTTGGGCTTTCGGGCTTTTCTTGTGATTTCACCTTTTTTGACAACTTCGACTTCATACATTGTTCCCCCGAATTCTTGTTCAAGCTTTTCGTCAAACCACTTTTGAACGCTTCCGAATATTTCTTCAATTTGGGCTTTTATGGCCGGTTCGATTCGAATTGAACGTGTGACCCGCTTTTCGTTGCCCTTAATACGCCGGCCGTGTTTTTTTTCTTCCATTGCTTAACCTCGTTTTGGTGGGGGCAACCCAACCGTTTCGAACCGGTCGGGCTTTGAACACGTTGGTTTTAATAACGGCCCCCATAAGTTAAAAATCATCGACCGACGGCAATTTAGAGTCAACCCCGACAAAAGCTTCGCCCACGTCTTCAAGAATTTTTATGAAGTCGTCGAGATATAACGCCACAATGGGCTTTTTGTTGTCGCCCTTCGTTATCAGCGCCGGGATTGTGCCGTTTAAGTCTTTCACTTCTTCAATACAACTCAATGGCGCATATTTTCTTTATGCCTTCAATTGAAAACGAAAGGGGCCGGTGTGGTCTAGGTCGTAACCCAAGGCTTCGCTTGCTTGAACTTCTAAATGCCTTTTACATTTCGGAAATAGTTTCCTAAGAACAATTGCAATGTTTCGTTCAAAGCTATGACCTTTTGTTCTTTGTGACTTGCCCACGTTGACCCCTTCGCTTGACGAAAAGTGAACCACGCCCGCCGCGCGCGCGCAACCCCAAACGGGGGCGTCGGCATTATGCAACACACAATTCAAAAACCGCTAAAAACATCAAAAACGCGAAAAATTGCAAAAAACTGCAAAAAACTGCAAAAAACTGCAAAAAATTGTGAAAAAATAGCGGAAAAAACCCCAAATCGAACACAAGGGGGGCAAATCCCAGCAAGATTTTCACTTTTCGACCATGTGGGATTTGGTTTGTTCAATGATTACAAGTATTTGCAAGTCAAATCCCAGCAATCCCAGCAAAACGACGTTTTTCATTCCGCTGGGCGCGCGTGGAATATAAAAAAAAATCATTATATTATATATATTATATAT